GTGGTCCCGCCTACCTTCGCCCCCGCCCGCCCGGCAGGCTTCGACGCCTTCGAGCTTCCGCAGATCGAAACGATCGCTGCTAGCTACGTACGGCAGTCCTCCGCGAAGTCGGACAAGACCGAAGCGTCCCCGATGGTTCAGCGGGACACGAACGAAGCCGAAGCCGGCAAGCGCGAAGCACGGTTCTTCCGCCACTTCGAAGACATCGGCGTCTCAGGCTGGGATCCCGATGCCTACCGTGAGGGCTTTGAGGCCATGCTCACGGCGGCCCGGAATCGGCTCTTCAACATGCTCGTGGTCTACGACGTGAGCCGCTTCTCCCGCCGGGAGGTAGCCGACGCCATACCGATCGTCACGGAGCTTCACCGCCTGGGGATCACGATCGTCAGCGTCATGGACGGCGTGTTTGCCCCGCGGGACACCATGGCGTTGATCTACCTGATCATGCGGCTTGACGCCGTACACCAGGAGTCCCAGAAGAAGAGCAAGAAGGTTCGCGATGTGAAGGCGGCCCAGCGTGCTCAAGGGAGCTGGCTGGGCGGTCAGACGACGTACGGGTTCCAGTCGGAGAAGTTCTTCAGCCCGGACAGCAAGTACCCGCTCTATCGGCTCGTGCACGTCCCCAAGGAAGCGGCGAACCTCCGCCGCATCTGGGCGACGATCAAGGAACACATGCACATCCCGATTCAGCCCCGGAAGGCGCACCCCGGCTCCCTCTCCGGCATCTGCACCGACATGAACGAGCGGGGTGTTCCGACCCGGGGCCGGAACAAGGGCAAGGAGCGGAAGAACTCCCAGTGGGGCGTTCGGACCCTCAAGGGCATCCTCATGAACCCGGTGATCGCTGGTATGAGCGCTGAGCCCGTGTACCGGGTCAAGGAAGACGGCACCCGAACGAACACGCTGATCGGGTACCGCATCAACCGGGACGACGATGGGCGCCCCGTCATGATCTGTGAGCCGATCATCCCGCCCGCGGAGTGGTACCAGCTTCAGGACTGGTTGAACGGGCGCGGACAGGGTGAGGGACTGGCACGGGGTGAGTCGCTTCTCTCCGGCCTCCGGGACGCGGAGAAGAAGCCCGTCTCCGTGTGTGAGTGCAACCGCCCGCTCAAGGGCCTCAACAGCGGGCCGAAGCCGCGTTACAAGTGCACCCGGGATTCCCAGGCGAAGCCGGCGAAGGGCGAGCACACGAGCGGCAACAGCGCGATGCAATCGCACGTCGATGACCACGTTGCCCGCAAGGTCTTCGCCCTGATCCAAGACGCAACGCGGAGCGACCCGGCCCCGGAGACCGTCCTTGCGGTTCGCGCGGCAACGCTGGTCTTCTCCCAGGGTCAGGAAGACCCGAAGACAGCCGCTGAACGGGCGGAGCTGAAGGCTGAGCGGGCGGACGCTGAGCGGGCCGTGGAAGAGCTGTACGACGACCTTGAAGCGGGTCTCTACGACGGGTCCGTTGGGCGGGAGCGCTTCAAGAAGCGGAAGGAGAACATAGAAGCGCGCATCGAGCGGGCCACGAAGGCGCTGGAGGGGCTGAGCGCTCCGGAGTCCGTAGAGCTGCCCCTTGCGGCGTGGCTCCACAACGATGGCGATTCGACGGACCCCCTGGGCGAAGGCTCGTGGTGGGCCTCCGCCGATCAGGACGAACGCCGGAAGCTCATTGCGCTCTTCGTCCAGCGGGTCAAGATCAAGCGAACCGGGAACGCGCACGGCGGACGAGTCCGCGGGGGCTACAAGATCGATGACCGCGTTGTTGTCGAATTCGTGAAGCTCGTGGACGCGGAGGCGGAGACGGACGCCTTCGAACTGAGCGCGTAACGGGGAGGGCCGGGCCGGGTGGTCCGGCCCTCTTTGCGTGGGCCCCACGGTCTGGGGCTCGAGTCACCTTCGGCGGAGGGGGCGGGGCGCGGATTGCCCAGAGCCGAGCCACTACACAGAGTCAGGCAATCGGACACCCAGTAGTCACCAGTGACGAAGTGACGAAATGACGATTAGGTCCAATCCACTCTACGGAGATCCAAAAACCTATCTGTAGGGGTAACCCGGACCGGCCCGCCACTTCGTCACTTCGTCACCGGGCCCGCCACGAGCCCCCGCCCGACCGGCCTCCGCCCGGCCCGCTTCGGGCAATCCACGCCCTAGATACAGGGTGAGGGCAGGGGATACCGCGCACCCTTCCGGCTACGCGCCATCTGGCGGACTGAGTACCCGCCCTCACGCCCTTGCGGCTCCCCGGTGTGGATCTCCACCCGGGTTCTGAGCCCCGGGCCTTGTGGGTGTAGCTCAGCGGAAGAGCGCCGGTCTCCAAAACCGGGACGGCGGAGGTTCGACTCCTCCCACCCGTGCGAGCGCGTGAAACTCCCCTCACCGGGACGGCAGCGCGCCAACAGGGCTCGTCCTTCGATCCCTTGGCGTGGCGGGTAGCTCCCGCGGAATCGCCTAAAGCGGCTGTCGTCTAACGGGCACAGGACTCCCCCGGAGAGGGGGCAACGCTGGTTCGAATCCAGCCGGCCGCAAGCTAGCCCGCCTGACCCAATCGGTAGAGGTGCGTGGTACCGGCCCGGCTCGTCCGGGACATCGGCCACAGAGATCCCGGTTCGAATCCGGGGGTGGGCTCTAGTCCATGCCGTTCGTGGGGGCCCTGGGCCGCCCATCAGTAACCCGCCCTTGAAGGGTGAGACGAACGGGGTTGTAAGCCCGCCCAGGTGGAGCGGCATGGACTTCTTCTTGAGGCCCTACTCAGGCGAGTAGGGAGGGGGGTCTCCCGGTAGGGGGCCATGCGTACGAGGGGGGTGGCCATGCGCACTCGTTGTCTGGACTGCCGACAGTTCGCCACCCATGCGGGGCGGTGCGCTGAGCACCACCGGGCCTACGAGTCCGGCCGGTCTGTGCAGTCTCACCGCAAGCGCCGTGAGGCTATCGCCCGGGGGAACAACGCTGCCGCTCGTCTGCGCCGTGCGCTGAAGCGCGTGGGTCGTGGCTCGTGCGCGCACTGCGGACTGTCCTTCCTGGCATCGGCCATCGACGTGGACCACATCGTTCCCCTGTCGCGTGGCGGTGAGGACGTGGACGGCAACGTTCAGCTCCTGTGCCACTCGTGCCACAAGGCGAAGACGCGCGTGGACATGGGCTACACGGCTCCGCCCTTCTGACGGGAGGGGGAGAGCGGCCCGGAAGTTCCCGCGCGTGCTCGCCGGCGATCCCGGCCCCAGCTCGGAAAACGCGCCCTGGGTGCGGCTCCGTTTTTGGGCCCCGGGGCGCTGTCTGACCTGGGCAAAGCCCGTTCCGCACCCCTGAGAAAGGCACCCGCTAAGGGGTCTCAAGACCCGGTTAGGAGGGTGTCAGGTGTCGCGAGCGAAGAGCCCGGCCCAGCGAACGGGCAACCCGAACGGAGCGGCTACTCCGGACGCTGCCCCCGTGGTCTACGAGGGGCGTGCCCCGCGGGTGCCCAGCCACCTGAAGGCCCAGGGCCGTGAGGTCTGGCGGGCCGTGTGGCAGGCGGGCAGCGGGGCGTACAGCCCGGAGACGGACCGCAACGTGATCTTGCGGTACGCGGAGCTTCACGACCGGCGAGCGGACTTGCTGGACCTGATCCACAAGGAAGGGCTCTCCGTCGTGGGCTCCACGGGGCAGCCGGCCATTCACCCGGCCATGCGGTTCGTGGAGTCCACGGAGCGCGAACTCCGGGCCATCGAGACAGCCATTGGCTTCACGCCCGAAGCGCGTATGCGCCTGGGCATCGTCGCGGCGGAGGCCCGCCGGGTGGCGGCAAGTCCCGCCGATTTCTAACCGGGGGGTGCCGCATGTGGGACGGGCTTGATCCTGTCATCGCGCGGCACATCCCGGCCGGCGCGGAGTTCCCCTCCGAAGGCCACCGGGTGGCCAACTGGATTGAGAAGTTCTGTGTGTTGACCGGCTCGTTCGCCGGGCAGCCCTTCAAGCTCCTGCCGTGGCAGCGCGAACTTCTCGTTGACGCCTACCGGCTCGAGCGCGACCCGTTCGGGCAATGGCGCCGGAAGCACCGCACGGCCGTGGTCTGCGTGGCCCGCAAGAACGGCAAGAGCACCCTTGCCGCGGGGATCATGCTGTACCACCTGGTGGCGGACCGGGCTGACGCTCAGCGTCAGATCATCGCTGCCGCCAACGACCGGGCACAGGCCCGCATGGTGTTCGACGCGGCAAAGGCCATGGTCCTTGCGTCGCCCCGGCTGTCCGCGGTCTGTGAGGTACAGCGGGACATCATCCGGTACGCGGACAACTCGTATCGGGTGGTCAGCGCTGACGCGGGCCGCCAACAGGGCCTGAACCCGTCTTCGGTCAGCCTTGATGAGTACGCCTTCGCGAAGTCGGCGGACCTCTTCGACGCGCTGACCCTGGGGTCCGCCGCACGGAATCAGCCCATGTTCTGGGTGATCTCCACGGCCGGCCCGGACCCGGATGGGCCCTTCGCTCAGCTCTGCACCCAGGGCGAGCGCGTGAACGCCGGGGAGCTTGAGGACCCCACACTCTTCTACCGCTCGTGGGGCCCGCGCATCGGGGACACCGTGGACCACACGGACCCGGAGGTCTGGCGGGCCTGTAACCCGTCCTTCGACATCCTGAACGTGGCGGACTTCGAAGCTGCGTGTCAGCGCAGTACGGAGGCGTCCTTCCGGATCTACCGCCTGTCCCAGTTCGTGAGGGGCGGTAGCTCGTGGCTGCCTCACGGCCTGTGGGACTCCCTTGCCGTGGACGACACGCTCACCGCCGGTGACGCCGTGGTCCTGGGCTTCGACGGGGCTTGGAAGGGCGACTCCACGGCGCTGGTCGCCTGCCGTGTCGTGGACCTTCGGGTCTTCGTGCTGGGCCACTGGGAAGCGCCGCCGGATGACGCTCACTGGCGGGTGCCGATGGCGGACGTACGGGACGCGCTCCGCTCCGCGCTGGACACGTACACGGTCCGGACACTGGTGGCTGACCCGTACCGCTGGGAGGAAACCCTTGATCGCCTTGAGGCGGAGGGCCACCCGGTCGAAGCCTTCCCGACCAACAGCCTGAAGCGAATGATCCCGGCGACTCAGGCCGTGTACGACGCGGCCCGGGACGGCCGGCTCAGCCACGACGGGAACCCGGCGTTGGCCCGGCACATAGGCAACGCGGTGCTCCGTGAAGATCGCCATGGGGCCCGCATCACGAAAGAGCACGCGTCTTCCCGCCGGAAGATCGACCTTGCCATAGCCATGATCCTCGCCGTTCACGGCGCGGTGCTGTGGCGTGAGGACAACCCCGGCTTTGCTGACGCGCCAATCCTCGCCACCTGGGAAGACGGCGGTGAGGTCTTCGCCTACGGGGGTAGCGCGGAGTTCTTCAACGATCTTTAGCCCGCCTCTGTGCGCGGGCACGGGGGTGAGATCGTGGGCTTCTGGTCTGCACTTTTCAAGCCCCGCGCTGAGACGCGGGCCACCTGGGAACCGGATACGGATCTGTACCCGTACCCGGGTGTGGTCTCGTCCGCGGGACAGCGGGTCAACGGCAGCACGGCGCTTCAGGTGTCGGCGGTCTTCGCGTGCATCCGACTTCTGTCGGAGACGATTGCCACGCTGCCGGTCGCCACGTATTCGCGCCGGGGCGGTGCGCGCCGGGAGATCAACTCTCCGACGTGGCTGGACTACCCCACGGCGGAGCCCGGCGGGCTGGGCCGCATCGACCTGATCTCTCAGATCGTGCTGTCCCTCCTCCTTGAGGGCAACGCCTACCTTGCCGTGCGGTGGTCGCCGGACAACACGGCCATCGTCGGGTTGGACGTGCTGGACCCGTCCCGGATCGTGACGCACGCGGTTGTGGTGGACGGCAGCCGGCGCAAGGTCTTCGAAGCGTTCGACATCGATGCGGACGGGAACGACGTGGCCGTTGGCTACTTCACCTCCCGAGAGATCTTGCACATCCCCGGGATGATGCTGCCCGGCGAATTCACCGGCGTGAGCCCGATCAACTACGCGCGGGAGAGCATCGGGCTTGCGCTCGCGGCCCAGACCTACGGCGCGAAGTTCTTTGCGAACGGCGCCGTGCCCGCGGCCATCGTGGAAGTCCCCGGCGCCATGTCGGAAGAGGGGCTTGCCCGCGCTCGTGAGGCATGGCGACTGGCCAACACAGGGCCGGAGAACGCTCACCGCGTCGCACTGCTGACGGAGGGCGCCCGGTTCTCGAAGGTCAGCCTGTCGCCGGACGAAGCCCAGTTCCTACAGACCCGGGCCTTTCAGGTCCCGGAGATCGCACGGATCTTCGGCGTGCCTCCGCACCTGATCGCGGACGCGTCCGGCTCCACGAGCTGGGGAAGCGGTCTGGCCGAACAGAACCAAGCGTTCTCCATGTTCAGCCTTCGGCCGTGGCTAGAGCGGATTGAGGCGGGCTTCACCCGCCTGTTGTTCGCGGAGACCGCGGACCGCATGAAGTTCGTGAAGTTCTCCTTGGACGGCATCCAGCGGGGCGCCCCGAAGGAGCGCATGGAGCTGTACTCCCTGGGCCTTCAGAACGGCATCTACAGCATTGACGAAGTGCGGGCCGCTGAAGACCTTGAGCCCCTGCCGGACGGACTGGGCACCGCGTACCGCGTGCCGCTGAACCTCGCTGACGTGTCTGCCGAAGACGAGCCCCCCGCGAACGAAACCACGCCGGAGCCGGAGCCCCCGGAGCCGGACGAGACGAACGAGGGGGACGAAGACGATGACGGAGACGCGGAGCCTGACGAGTCCGGCTGAGATCCGGGCCAACGGCGACGGGATGACCGCCCGCGGGTACGCCTACCGCTTCAACGAGCTGAGCCACGATCTGGGGGGCTTCCGCGAGCGCATCGCGCCGGGCGCCGGTATGGCGTCCCTTGAGCGCAACGACGTGATCGCCACCTTCAACCACAACGTGGATCAGGTGCTTGGCCGGCGCTCGTCCGGGACGCTCCGTGTGGGCGAAGACGAGCACGGCGGTTGGTACGAGATCGACCTTCCGAACACGAGCACCGGCAGGGACCTTGCCGAACTCCTCAAGCGCGGGGACGTGAAGGGCTCCTCCTTCACCTTCCGCGTGGCCCGGGGAGGGCAGCACCGGGCGGGCACCGACCCGGAGACCGGTCTCCCCATCCGGGAGATCACACAGATGGACGTGGCGGAGCTGGGCCCGGTGCTGAACCCGGCCTACCCGACCACCGACGCGGCACTTCGGTCCATTGAGGCAGTGCTAGGCGTCGCGCTCCGTGCCGCGAAGCCGGACGACGAAGACCCGGACGAGTCCGAAGAGGACACGCCGGACGAGTCGCCGGAGAGCACGGACGAGCCGGCTGGGGGGCCGGACGAGAAGGACCCGGCGGACGAGCCGGAAGAGCACAAGAAGGCGCGTGCACTGGTTCGCGCGCTCATCACCACGGGGGGAACCACACATGGACGCAACGACCCTGAGCGCGAACTTTGAGGCGCGCGAGCGGGCCACCAACGAGCTTCGCGCCCTGAGCGAGGAGTTCGCCGGCAAGGAGATGGACGCGGACGCCCGGTCCAAGGAGACCGCGCTCCTGGGCGCCATTGCCGACTACGACGGCCGGATCAAGCGGGGCATTGAAGTCCTGAAGTCCGGCGAGTCCGTCAGCGCCCTCATGCAGGGCCTGAAGGGGACCGGCTCCAAGAGGAACACCCCGGACAAGCTGGCCCAAGCGGCGGAACAGCTCCGCTCGCTGAAGATCAATGAGGGGCTGACCTTCGCCCCGGAGTCCCGCGCGGCCATCGACACGAAGACCAACCCGGGCAACACCGTGATCGCCCGGACCCTGTACGGCCGGCTTCTGGCGGAGGCCGTGGAGCGGTCCACGGTCATGCGCGGTGGCGCCACCATCCTGACCACGAGTTCCGGTGAGCCCATGGACTTCACCGTTGTCGTGGGCCGGGCTGCCGCGTCCATCGTCAACGAGAACGCCAACATCCCGGAGTCGAACCCGACCACCGTTCAGCGGTCCGTTGGCGCGTACAAGTACGGCTACGCGTCCACCCTGTCCACGGAGTTCGTACAGGATCAGGCCCTTGATCTCGTCTCCTTCCTGGTGGGCGACGCGGGCCCGGCCATCGGCGCGGGCATGGGTCAGCACTTCCTGACCGGCACCGGCACGAACCAGCCGAAGGGCATCGTCACCGCCGGTTCGCCGGCCACGGCCACGTTCACCGCCACCGCGAAGGACGCGACCGTTTCCGACGCGCTCATTGACCTGTACTACGAGCTGCCCAGCTCGTACCGGGGCAACGCGGCCTTCGTCGTCTCCGACAAGGTGGCGGCCCAGATGCGGAAGCTGAAGAGCACGGACGGTCAGTACCTGTGGCAGTCCTCCGTCATCGTCGGCGGCCCGGACACCTTCAACGGCCGACCGGTCCTCACCGACGTGGGTGTCCCGGACACGAAGGTCACCTTCGGAGACCTGTCGAAGTACACCGTGCGCCTTGCCGGTCCGCTCCGTGTCGAGCGGTCCGTTGACCTCAAGTTCCTCAACGATCAGGTGGTCTACCGCTTCCTTCAGCGGGCGGACGGTCTCCTTGTCGATGAGCGCGCGGTCAAGGTGCTGACGGTCGGCGGTGGCGCGTAACGCTGCCACGGCCTGGGCCCGGTCTGCTCGCCTGAGCGGGCCGGGCCCTTCCCGGGGGAGGGGGCCCTTTGTCATACGCAACCGTTGACGAGCTGCGCGCACTGGACGGGCTGGGGGACGCCCAGCTCTTCCCGGACGCCACGCTCAGCGAAGCCATCGACTACGCCGTTGAGACGGTCGAAAGCTACTGCGGGCGGAAGTGGGAAGGCGTCGATGCCGCCCCCGAAACCATCAGGTGGTGCGTCCGGAAGATCGCCCGGCAGTACCTGTTGGATCTCGTCTCCCGCGTCCCGGACCGCGCGCTTCAGCTTCAAAGCGAATTCGGTTCGATCCAGCTTGCCCAGGCGGGCGGCAACTGGCGGCCCACGAGCCTGCCGGAGGTCAACGCCCAGCTCAACCGCTACAGGGTCCGCCTGCCGTTCTTCTTCCTGTAGGGGGCTGCCATGCCGCTGATCTTCGACGCGAAGGTTGCGCTCTTCGAAGCGCTCAAGGGGCTCGTCCCCGCCGGGGTGCAACTCACCTTCGCGGAGACCGGGCAGTCCGACCGCCGGCAACAGCTCTGGCTAGGCGCCACGACGGACGAAGAGCTTGAGCCCGTCGCCATGAGAGCGGGCCCGCGGAAGCCCACGGCGGTCACCGGCTACGTGGAAGCCCACGCCGTGGTGATCGCCCCCGGCGACCCGATCGGAGCTGAGCGGGGCGCATACGTCCTCCGGGACGTGGTGGCGGACGCCTGCCGGGCCGTGGACCGGGCGACCGTCGCCGGGCTTCTGGACCTCCGGCCGGAGTCATCGACCGTCGAGACCGCAGAGACCACAGACGGGGCGTACAGCGCCCTGACCGTCCGCGTGAGGGTGCGCGGACGCACCACAACCTAGGGGGACCGCATGGCGCTGGACGCTGCCATTGGCATTGGAGAAGAGGCGACGTACGGCACCGCGCCTACGTCCACCATCGGCTACGAGGGGAAGGCCGATTCGTGGAAGGTCGCCAAGGAGTTCATTGAGAGCGTCGGCTTCCGCCGGGGTATGCAGACCGCCCGCGCGGACCGCCGGAACATCGTTCAGATGGGCGGGGAGGGTGAGCTTGAGGTTGACCTCCTGGACGTGGGCGCTGCCGCTCTCCTGAGTGCCGCCTTCGACAAGCACACCTTCACCGACTCCGGCAGCACCCGGACGCACGTCTTCGAGACCGCCGCGTCCAGTGCCGCGCCCAGCTTCACGGCCCAGATGATCCGTCCCACCGTCGACGGAACCGGCGTGGCCTACAAGCACGTGGGATGCGTGGCCACTGAGTGGGAGCTGACCGCGGAGACGGAGAACGCGGTCACGCTCAACGTGTCCTTCGACTTTCAGGACGTGTCCCACACCAGCACCCCGGCTCAGGTGCTGCCCATCGACTACCCGGCGGCCGGCCGGCCGTACGACTGGACCCGCACCGCCGTGACCCTGACCCGGGCCGGGACTCCGGTCCCGCTGGACGCCGGGAAGCTGTCCCTCACCGGGGACCTGGGCATGAAGACGGACCGGCGCTTTCTGCGGGCCAACGCCCTGAAGAAGAAGCCGGTCCGCGCTGCCGTGCCGACGTACGAGGGTGAGCTTGAGGGGGAGTTCTCCGCGGACTCCCTGAAGCTCTACGAAGCGTTCGTTGCCGGTGAGGTGATCGGCTTCCGCGTGGACCTCACGGGCCTCACCGCGGGCACGAGCATGAAGATCGAATGCCCGGCCATCCAGTTCACCGGGGAGTCCCCGGAGGCTTCCACGGACGACGTGACCGTTCACACCCTGCCCTTCCGCGTGCTGGACCCCGGCGACGGCAACCCGGCCATTCGGCTGACCTACGTGGAGCCGAAGCCGGTGACCGCGCTGAAGGCAATGAGCGCCCCAGATCAGGGGTGAGGCCAGATGGCCCGAACCAGCGCCTTCACGGTCCGGGTACAGGGGATGACCGCCCTTCAGCGCAACGTGCGCCGGCTCAAGGACCGGGAGTTGAACAACTCCGTCCGGGCCGCGAACAAGGCGGCGGCGGAAGTGGTCAAGCCGGAGGCGGAGGCCACCGCGCCGAAGGGCCGCCGGGACGCGAAGTCCAGCAAGCGCTACAAGCCGGGCAAGCTCGCGAAGTCCGTCAAGGTCACCGCTTCCGTCAAGGGGGCCCAGGTGAAGGCGGGCTCCGCCGCTCGCGTCCCGTATGCGGCAGCCGTGCACTTCGGCTACCCGAAGCGGCACATCCGACCGAACCGGTTCCTGTTCCGGGCCATGGCGCGCAAGAGCGCCGAAGTAACCGAGACCTACGAGCGCGAGATCAGCGCCGTGGTCCGTCAGCACCTTGAGGGGGACTAGACGTGGCGAAGAAGACCGCCGTGGGCGGGGACCTGGGGGAACTCCTCTCCCTTGATCTCAACAGCCTGACCATCGACGAAATCGACATCATCGAAGAGATCACGAACGCCCCGCTGGACGAGCTGCGCAAGCCCGGTCAGCGCCGGGGCCCGATGCTGCGGGCCATGGCCGTGGTCCTCAAGCGTCGCGAAGATCCGAACTTCTCGGCAGCGGACGCGGGCCGGCTCCGGCTCGAGTTCAAGGGCAAGGCGAAGCCGGACCCTACCGCGCCCAGCGCGTAGTTCTCTGCGCCCGGCTCGTGGGCCACTTCCGCGGGCTCACCTGGGCGGACGTTCGGTCCCTACAGCTCAGGGACTTCAACGCGCTGGTTGACCAGATGACAGCCGACATCGAGCGGCAGAACAGACAGACCCGACGCGCGCAACGGGGGCGCACGTCCGGGAGCACCACGGGGGAGCGGCGCACGCCGGTCATGACGTAAGGGGGCCGGTGTGGCGAAGCCCATCACGATCACGCTTCTCGGGGACGAGTCGGATCTTGCCGCGTCCCTTGAGCGTGGATCGGCGGACGTGACCGCCTTCGCTGATCAGGTGGAGGCGGCACTTCGTGAGGCGACCGAAGCGGCGGCGAACCTGGGGGACGCCGTTGCCGAAGGCGCGGACGAAGCCGGGAACGAAGTCGGCTCGTTCGGTGAACGCTTCGGCGGTGCGGCTGCACTTGCCGGTGCCGCCATCGCGGCCGGGCTCGTGGCCGGCATCAACGAAGCCCTTGATCAGGAGAAGAGCAACGATCTTCTCGCGGCCCAGCTTGGAGCTTCCCCCGCGGAGGCGAAGACCCTGGGCCAGGCAGCCGGACAGATCTACTCGTCCGGCTGGGGTGAGTCCATCGCGGACGCCAACACCGCCTTGAAAGCCCTGTGGCAAGAGGGCCTTGTTCCGGCGAACGCCACGGCGGACGAACTGGCCAACGTCGGCAAGCGCGCCATGGATGTTGCCGCGGTGCTCGGTGACGAAGTCGGGCCCACGTCCAACGCGGTCGCGCAGATGATCAAGACCGGCCTTGCGCGCAACGCGGAAGAGGCGTTCGACATCATCACGGCCGGCGCCCAGAACGGTGCCAACAAGGCCGAAGACCTGGCCGACACGTTCAACGAGTATTCGACCAACTTCCGGACCATGGGGTTGGACGGGGCCACGGCCATGGGGCTGATCTCCCAGGGCCTGAAGGGCGGAGCCCGTGACGCCGATCAAGTCGCGGACGCGATCAAGGAGTTCAGCCTTGTAGCCGGTCAGGGCGGCAAGGCCGTTGAAGAAACGTTCAACTCGATCGGGCTCAATGGCTCCCAGATCGTCAAGGACGTGGCTGCCGGAGGCGACTCCGCGAAGTTGGCCATGGACAAGGTGCTTGACGCCCTTCGCCAGATGCCCGCTTCGGCGGAGCGCGCGAGCGCGATCAAGACCCTGTTCGGCGGTCCCGGTGAGGACCTGGGCGCGGCCCTGTTCTCCCTGAACGTGGACACGGCGGCCCAGTCCCTGGGCAAGGTCGAAGGGGCCGCAAAGCGCGCCGGCGACACGATGCACGACAACGCGTCAACACGGCTGTCCGCGTTCTGGCGCTCGCTGCAACAGGGCGCCGTTGACGTGATCGGCGGAGCGGTCCTTCCGGCGCTGGACGGGCTCATTGACGGGGCCGCTGCCGTGGGCCGGTTCATCTCCGACAACCAAACGCCCATCACGGTCGTGGCCGGGCTCATCACGGCCCTACTCCTGCCGGCGCTGATCTCCTGGGGAGTCACCGCCACGACTTCGGCAATCGCCAACGCCACGGCATGGATCACGTCCACGGCCACGGCAGTCAGTAGCTCCGCCACTCAGGTGCTCGCGCACTGGTCCGTGGTCGGCGGGTGGCTCAAGGCAGCCGGACAGGCAGTGATCTCGTCCGCGATCGTCGTAGGCGGGTGGATCGCCATGGGCGCCCAGGCGCTCATACAGGCGGCCCGCATGGCTGCCGCGTGGCTGATCGCCATGGGCCCGATCGCCCTGATCATCGCGGCCGTGGTCGGTCTCGCGGCCCTGATCTGGGCCAACTGGGACAAGATCGTTTCGTGGACAACCCAGGCGTGGGACTGGGTGTGGAACAAGATCAAGGGGACCTGGGACTTCCTGGTGAACCTGTTCATGAACGCCACGCTCGTGGGGTTCATCGTCCAGCACTGGGACGCGATCAAGAACGCCACCGGGGCCGCCTTTGACTGGGTGTGGAACAAGATCAAGGGCATCTGGGACACCCTGGTCAACCTGTTCCTGAACTTCACCGGGCCCGGCCTGTTGATCAAGCATTGGGACACGATCAAGCAAGCCACCGCGGACGCCTTCCTGTGGGTCTACAACAAGGCCCGCGACGGGCTGAACGCCGTGGTCTCGTTCTTCACCGGGCTCCCGGGCCGCATCCGTGACACGGCCGGCAGCGTGGTCCGCTCCGCCCTGGGCATCGGCGGTTCGATCATCGACGGACTGAAGGACGGGCTGTCCCGGCTGGGTGGCTTCGCCTCAAGCCTGGCCTCTTCGGTGACCGGCGCCGCGAAGGGCGCGATCAACAGCGTCATCGACCTTCTGAACTGGGCCATCCCGAACAGGCTCGGGTGGGGTGCGCTGTCCATCGACATCCCAGACGACCCGATTCCCCACGTGCGTGCCATGGGCGGTCCGGCGCAGGGCCTGACCCGCGTGGGCGAGCGCGGACCGGAATGGGTGTCCCTGCCCGGCGGATCAACGGTGATCCCGAACCACGCGGCCCCCGCCGGGGGCGGAGTCGTGGTCAACGTCAGCACCAACGCGGACCCCTGGGCCATCGGGCGCGAAGTCGCCTGGGCCCTTCGAACCGCATGACCCCTACTCGCGCGAGTAGGCCAAGGGGGGGATGGACATGGCGGAGTTGAACGACTGGACCGCCGAATACGCCGGACTCGTCATGGGGGAACCCGACTCCGCCATATCCATCGTCGGGGTTGACGGGCTCGTGTCCCTGCCGGACGTGAGGACATCGGACCTCACCCTTGTGCAGCAACACGGCCAGTACCCCGGGGACGACTACCTGAACGGCCGGACCGTGACGCTGACCCTTGAGGTCTACGGCGCTACGGCTGACGAGTTCGCCCAGGCCCTGGGTCAGGTCTACGCGGCCTTCGCGCCGGCCGGGCCGGAGAGACCGCTCCGCTTCAGGTTTCCCGGCCTTGCCGCGGGCCGTACCGCCTTCGTCAACGCCCGGCCGCGAAAGCGCTCCGGACCCGTGGACCTGAACTTTGCCAACCGGGTCTGCAACATCGTCGTGGAGCTGTACGCGACGGACCCGCACATCTACGGGGACGAGCTGGTGACGCTGAAGCTCTCCTCCCCCTGGGAGGGAAGCAACCCCAAGCTCCGGTTCTTCTACCCCGGCTCCGTTCCGGCACTGCCGGTGATCACGCTGGACAACGCGAAGGACTGCGTTCTCAAGGACGAGATCACCGGCCTGTACTTCGGCACTGTCCCACTCGCCGGCGCAATCACGATCAACAGCCCGGCCCAGCTCGTGACCGGTACGGCGACCGGCACCGGCTTCAACGACCGGATCACCGCCGGATCAACGTGGCCTGAGTACGCCTTCGGGGAGCACCGGCTCAGCCTGTCCAGCGGGGCAGTCACCCGGGCCACGGAGGCAGTCCTCACGTGGCGGAACAGGTGGGTGTGATGGGCGCGAAGTACACGGTCCTGCACACCAACCTAAAGACCGGCTCCGTGGTGGCCCGCCTACCGGTCACCGGCATTTCGTTCACGCACACGCTGAACGCGGCTGGGACCGCCACGGTCGGCATACCGCTCTTCGCGCCGGAGGCAGACCCGGCGGTCCTGAGCCCCGGGATCAGTGGGCTCGTGATCGTCCGCGATGGGGCCCCGGTGTGGGGCGGGATCATCTGGACCGCCTCCGCGGATATCGCGGCCGGGACGCTCACCCTGGGCGCGTCCGGATACCACTCGCACTACAAGGGGCGGATCTTCGTCAACGGCTGGACCGCCCGCACCGTGGAACAGGCGGACCTTCTCAAGGCGTGGTTCGCCTACTTCAACGCGGACAACGGCATCGGCACCGCCACGGACGCGATCAAGCCCACCGGGGCCAAGCGCACCACCGTGTGGACCCGGTACGAGCTGAAGAACGCCGGCGAAGCGATCGAAGAGCTAGCCGACAACATCAACGGGTTCAACTTCCGCTACGTGCCGTACTGGGTCACGCCCAATGTCAAGGTGGGGCACCGGTTCGTCATGACCAGCCGGTCCGGCTCGTCCACCCGCACCCTGACGCACCGCGTGACCTGCGACGTGACCCGCGTGGGCTACGACTCCACGGCCCTGTGCACCGTGGCCTACGCCACCGGAGCCGACAAGGGCAACGGCGAAAAGCTCGTAGGCATCTTCGAGAACACGGAGCTTGCAACCCGAATGCCTGAGCGCGTCACGGTCGGCACCTATCAGGACGTGAAGGAAACCCAGACGCTCATAGGCAAGGCACAGGCCACCGTGAACGCCGGGTCAGCCCCTGCCGCGATTCCGGAGCTGACGCTCTACCCCGGCCAGTACGGGCCGCTGGACTTCGTACCGGGCGATTACGTGGCCGTGGACGCGGACGCGGGATACGTCGCCTTTCTGGACGAGTTCGCCGTAACAGAGTGCGCCACGACCGTGGACGTGAACGGCACCGAATCAATTCGTCTCGCGCTCGCCAACAAGGAGTTGTTCATCAATGCCAACCCAAGCTAATGCCGTCCCCCCGTCTCTCGTGAACGAGCTTGCGGAGGTCAAGCGCCGGCTCTCCGCCATCGAGCGAGCGCCGGCCCCGGTCAATACCTTCGACCGATACCCGGCCGTGGAATGGGCCGCTCAGGGGCGTCCCGCTGTAGGCGGAAACATCTGGTCTTCGGTGAGCATCGCGAACGCCACCGGCCTGACCTTCGACCGTGTGGAATGCAAGTTCATCACGGACTTCCTCTACCCCGGCAAGCGGGAAGCTGAAGTTCGGCTAGCTGCGTTCCGGCACACCGGCAAGGGAGAACGGGAGATCGTCAGTGCCTCCGCGGTTCTGAACCTCACCGGCATGACCGAACGCCGGATCGGCTCCGTGGTCATGCGCTGGGTCCACGGCATCCCGTACGGCTGGGACTACGCCGATGACACCACGATTTACACGATTGAACTTCAGCACCGGTACAAGACTGGTCCGGAGGACCACACGCCCAGCACGGTCGATGTCTTCTCATTCTGGAAGCCGACCAACAAGGCGGCCCCCAGCACCGGCGGCCCCATGGACATGGCCAACAACGCTGGCTATCAGACCATGGTTCTTCCGGACAGTCGGCCCAACGTCTATGCGGGCTGGGTCACCATTCCGGAAATCGTCGGGGATAGCGATCTGTACGGCTCATACAGCATTTCCGCAATGCAATATTGTGTGGGCCTTCCGACCGAACGAATTCCGGAGGCTTCCGCGAAGGGCTGGGCCTGGGTCCGGAACTCCGGTGCTTCATGGGGTCGTGACCCCGACATTACAGAGCCGTACTTCAGCGTCTAAGGGGGCGGAATGGATCTGGCCCGCCTTTATGGGGCCGCTGAGATCGTCGCCCCGCTCCTGGTGTTCATCGCGTTTTCGCTGAACCGGTGGAAGACCGGTATGCGGGACGCGTGGCGGGCGGAGGCGGAAGCCTTCGCAAGCAAGGCCCAGCGGCAGGCGGACGAAATCGTTGAGCTTCGCCGTGAGGTGAAGGAACTCAGGCGGGAAAACGCGGAGTTGCGGGCCCAGGTGGCCGAACTCCTGGCACGCCCGTAGTAACCAACTAAGAGGGCGCCACCCTACTCACTCGGGTAGGGCGGTGCCCCCTTTGCATTTCTGGGGGGAAATCGCATGACCACACCACTCCCGGCGGAGATCCCGACCGTGCGCGTCCACGGCCAGTACCGGGGCCCGGACGGGCGCGCGCTCGCCGGCACCATCACCTTCACCGCGCCGGGACTCCTCACCTTCCCGGCGTCAGACCTCTTCATCGGCGGACCGGTCGTGGCGACGCTGGACGAGACCGGCGCGTTCGCTGTGACCCTGCCCGCCACCGACGCGCCCCAGATGAACCCCAGCGGCTGGGCATGGACCGTCAAGGAGAACCTTGCCGGGATCATCGGCAGCCGAACCTTCGCCCTGTTGCTGCCGAAGGCCGTGCCGGACGTGGACCTTGCCGACGTGGCGCCGGCCGACCCGACCACACCGAACTACGTGCCCGTGCCCGGCTCCCAGATCTACACCGGCACCGGCGCTCCGGCCGCATCCCTGGGCCTCACCGGCGACTTCTACACCCAGTACGACACCCGCACCCTTCTGGGCGTCACGCACACCACCGTGACCATGTGGAAGAAGACCGCGGGCACCTGGGCGAAGGCGGGAGGGGACATCCGGGGCTCTCAGTGGTTCGTGAACACGGCGACCACACCCAGCACCGATGCGAAGCCCGGAGACCTTTTGCTCCGGTCCGACACCGGCGACATATGGCAGCGGACCGCCTCCGGCTGGGGCTCGTCCATCGGCAACCTGAAGGGCCCGAAGGGCGACGCGGGAACGCCGGGCAGCAAGGTCTATGCCTTCGCCAACGGCACCGAAGCAACCGGCGTAGGCGTGCCGGACGACTTCGCCATTCGCACCGACACGGGCAACCTGTACCTGTACGTGGCCGGCTCCGGCTGGACGAACAAGGGCAGCATCAAGGGCCCGAAGGGCGACACGGGCGCGACCGGACCCCAGGGCCCGAAGGGCGACCCGGGCACCGGCAACGTCAACACCGTGAACGGCAAGCTGGGCCCGGACGTGGTGCTCACCCCGGCCGACACGGGCGCCGTACCGGCCACCGGCCCGGCGACGATCACGCTGCCTGCGGGCTCAAGCGCGGTCGCCTTCGCGGTGAAGTCCGCGGACAACGCCACGAACTCCATAGAGGTTCGTGCCTCCGGAAGCGTCCGGTTCCAGCCCGGCAACATCTACATGGACAAGAACCTTCGGATCGGCGGTGCTGGGTCGGCCACCGGCGGAGGCTCCGGGGTGCTGGTCATGCAGGACGGAACCGCCCCTACGTCCTCCGTGACGGACGGCGCGATCGTCTATTCAGAAGCCGGGGTTCTCAAGATCCGCAACGCGGACGGAACGGTGATCGTCCCCGGCGGCACCCCGGCCGGTGTCGTCACGTCCGTCAACGGCAAGGCGGGCCCGACCGTGACGCTTGCCGCTGCCGACGTGTCCGCGCTCGCCACCACGGCCCGGGGAGCCGCGAACGGTGTTGCGTCGCTGGACGCATCGAGCCGCGTGCCTATCGCCCAGCTCCCGCCGGAGGTCCCCACGGACCACATGTGGGAACCCAGTGACCTGGGCCTGAAGGCGTGGGCCTTCGACCCGGCCGTTGCGATGAGCACGCCTATCTACTCCGGCAACGCCACGCTGAGGCTCACGGCCGTGATCCTCAAGAGCACCCAGACCATTTCCAAGATCGTCTGGCACTTCGGCGGATACGCGGGCGGGATGCTCGCCGGCTCGTGGGGCGCGATCTACAACAGCTCCGGCACCCGCGTGGGCACCACGGCAGTCCTAACCGGCGAGACCGTCATTGCCGGGGTGCACAACGGGGGCGGTCAGACCGTCGCGGCCCCGCTCACGGCAAACGCGTCCCTGCCCGCGGGCATCTACTACGTGGCGTGGGCCTTCCGGTACAACACCACGACCAATGACGGGCCCATGATGCTGTGCGCCGATTCCGCCTTCGGAGCCCCGCCGAACGTCTTCGGGCTCAACAACGTCAAGCGGTACGGCGTGATCAGCGGCACGGCTGCCACATCGGCCCCGGCAACCATCACGCTCAGCTCTGTGGAGAACGGGTCCAACAGGTTTTGGGCCGCGCTCGCGTAGGGGCAATCCACGCCCCAGACCCCAGGTGAGAACACAGCCCCCGTCCGGCTTCGGGCGGGGGCTTCGCATCTGAGGGGGATGAATGCAGCTCGTGACGCGCGCCCAGTGGGGTGCACGGCAGCCTGACAACGGGCACACGCCGGTGGCCCGCAACCGGGGCGTCAAGGTCCACTACCTGGGCACCGCCTACACGGCCGGCGACCATGACACCTGTGCGCCGTACATGCGCAAGATCCAGCGCGACCACATGGACGGCAACGGCTGGGCCGACTTCGCTTACAACTTCGCCGTGTGCGAGCACGGTTACGTGTTCGAAGGCCGGGGCCTGAACGCGCAGAACGCGGCCAACGGCAACATGACCCTGAACCGCGATCACTTCGCCGTGGTCGCCTTCGTCGGCAGCTCCGGTCACACCGCCCCGACCGACGCACAGGTTCAGGGCATCAAGGACGCGATTGCCTACCTGCGGGCCCATGGCGCCGGTGACGAGATCCGGGGCCACCGCGACGGGTACGCCACCGACTGTCCCGGCCCGGCCCTGTACGCGCTCGTGAAGTCCGGCGCGCTCGAGCCCGGCGACTCGAAGCCGGAGCCCACGGGCTTCGCCCCGTTCCCGGGGGCCGCGTGGTTCAAGAACAACCCGAACAGCCCGCTCGTCACCGCCATGGGCCGCCGGCTCGTGGCTGAGGGGTGCTCCGCCTACGAGGAGGGACCGGGCCCGCGCTGGACGGAGGCGGACCGCAAGTCCTACGCGAAGTGGCAGCGCAAGTTGGGCTTCACCGGGGCCGACGCGGACGGGTGGCCCGGCAAGACGAGCTGGGACCGCCTCCGCGTCCCGAAGGTCTGATCGTCACCGCCCGTACCGCTCAGCGCTCGCGCGTGGACGAGCTGGCCCACGCCGTGGCGCACACCATCACACACCGCAACAACAGGGGGATTCCCATGGAGTTCATCAAGACCCACCCGGCCCGCATCTACGCCGTGGTGGTCGCCGTGCTTGCACTCGTCGCCCACTTCGTCCCGTCGCTGCCGTCCCCGCTCATCCTGGGCGTGGTCGCGGCCGTGCTCGGTACCGGTGAGGCGGTCCAGCGCGTGGAGAACGGCAAGACCCTGGGCGCCTACACCGGCCAGTACCGCCCGTAGGCAACCGGCTCCCCAGACCTCCGGTGACCAACACACCGAAGGGGCTGAGGATGACCTATCGACACGTCGCGCTCATGGGCCGGGCCCGGACCGGCAAGGACACCTTGGCCGGCCGGCTCGTGTCCATGTGGGCCTACACGAGGGTGGCCTTCGCGGACCCGCTCAAGGACATGGCTACCGCGCTGGACCCCATCGTCATGTACGAGCCGGGCGGGTACGGCCCGCTGCCGGTCCGCCTGAGCGACGCGGTACGCCGCTGGGGCTGGGAGCGGGCCAAGGACAGCTGTCCGGAAGTCCGCCGGACCCTTCAGCGCCTGGGGCAGGCGGCCCGTGATCAGGACCCGGACCACTGGGTCTCGCTCGCCATGGACAAGATCACCACGGCGGACCGGTGGAACCTGCCGGTCGTGGTGACCGACGTGCGCCACGTCAACGAGTGTGAGGCCCTGAAGAACCGGGGCTTCGCGCTCGTCCGCGTGGTCCGCCCCGGGGCTCCGGCCCTGGGAGCCAACGCCCAGCACGAGAGCGAGACCGCCCTTGACGACTACCCGGCCGACGTGACCGTTGCCAACACGGGCACGCTTGCTGATCTGCACTGCGCTGCCGATCGGCTCGTTCAGTACCGGTGACCAGACAGCCCCGTCGGACCCCAGCGGCCCGGCGGGGCTTCGTCGTGTCCGGCGCGGTGACGAAGTGCCGGAATGACGGTCTCCTCCTGTTCCACCCATGGCCAACCAACACCACTAAGCAGGGCTGCAACCGGCACCGGGCGCCACTTCGCCACTTCGTCACCGCCTGGGCAATCCACTCCCCAGACCCGTGGTGGACCTATCCATCACGAGCCCGGAGGGGGCACAGCCCATGGGGCAGATCCGAACCATCAACCGAAGCGGGAGCCGCTTCTACTTCGACCCGGACAAGCCTGATCTCAAGGTTCCCGGCGTCACGTCCGTGATCGGCATGTTGCCGAAGCCCTTCCTTCAGCACTGGGCGTCGAAGATGACCGCGGAGCTTGCGGTTGACTCGCTGGACTTCGTGAAGGCCATGGCGGAGCGGGACCGCGCCGGCGCCGTGGACTACCTCAAGGGCGCTGCCCGCCGGTACACGAAGGCCCGCGCGGACCTGGGCTCTGACGCCCATGACCTGTTTGAGCGGCTGATCCGCGGTGAGGCCGTGGGCCGGGTGCACCCGGACCTGACCGCCTACCGCGACCACTTCCGGGAGTTCCTTGAGGCGGTCAACCCGGAGCTTGTCCGCGCCGAAGACATCGCGTGGTCGGACGAGCACGCCTATGCCGGCTCGTTCGACGCCATCTTGAACGTGTGGCTGGACGAGCGGGGCAAGCCCACCCCGGACCGCTCCGGCGAGCGGCATACGGTCATAGCGGACTGGAAGACGAGCCGGGCCACCTACCCGGACGTGGCCCTTCAGATGTCCGCCTACGCTCACGCTGACCGGCTCGTTGACGCCCAGGGCGTGAGCGTGCCCATGCCCGACTTCGACGGGGCCTGTGTCCTGCACATCACGGACGAGACGTGGGCCTTCAAGCCGGTCCGCATCGACAGTGAGGACGTGTTCGCCACGTTCCTCCGGCTCCGCGAGATCTTCACGTGGGACCGCTCCACGTCGAAGACCGTCATCGGCCGTGCCATCGCCCAGGCGGCCGGACAGCTTGTGACGGGCACCCAGCGTCGGGCCAAGTAGCCCAGCCCAGGCAGTACCCGCCCCCGGTGACTTCGGTTGCCGGGGGCTTTCTGCTGTCCCCAGCCTGTGGGCAATCGGCTCCCCAGACCCCGGGTGAAGGGGGACGGAGCGGCCGGCCACGAGCCCCGCCCTTCCCCCTGATCAACCAACCCCAGGGGGAGAGCAACACATGGGACTTCAGATCTTCGCCACCGACCCGGACGCGAAGCCGAAGCCGAAGCCGGAGACCGACTTCAGCAACGATCACACCTTCTCGTTCCGGTCCGGCATGGTCGTGAACAAGAAGCCGGTCAGCCTCGCGAACTGGCGGGTCACGACCGGCGACCCGGCCGTTGCCGACGCGGTGGCCCAGCTCCTGGGCGGCACCGCGGAGGAGTACGACCCGACGAAGGAGCAGAACCTCCACGTCCTCACGGACACCCCGTCCGTGGAAGTCGTCATCGACGGCAGCCGGGCCGTGGAGGACAAGCTCATTCTCTGGGGCCGTACCGGTCCCATCCACGAGTGCGACGGCGTGAGCTTCCTGTCCCCGCCGGAGCGCAAGGGGGAGCCGTGCGGCTGCCCGAAGCTCATGACGGAGCGCAAGGAGCTTGCCCGACAGGGCATCGGCCCGGCGCCGGCCATCAACATCACCTTCCGTCTGGCCCATGACTACGAGCTGGGCAAGGGCCGGTTCATCGCGTCCGCGTGGTCGCTCGCGGAGGTGATCCACGAAGTCAAGGACGCCCTTGACGACGTGGAGGGGGAGGCCCTGTGCCGCCTCACGCTTGAGCACGTCAGCTACGTCAACAAGGCCGGGATCAAGGTGGACTTCCGCAAGCCGGTGGTTGAGGTCATCGGCTCGTACAACGACGCCATCGCGGACGAGCGGTGACGGGCTACCTGCCCGGCTCGTTCCTCACCGCCCCCGGCGGCAGCCCGGAGTTCCGCACGGTCCTTCGGGCGCTGCCGGACCCGGCGATCAAGGCGCCGCTTTGGGAGTGGAAGCCGGGCGAGATCAAGCACGTGATCAGTGAGCGCCGGCGACGGTTCGGCGTGGACGAAGAGGAGTTCGTCTATGGGTAAGCGCGGGACGGTCTCCGACTACGCGGGAAACGAGCTGTACCGCGGAGACCTGATCACCTACGGCGCACGGCAGGGGAACCGCGTCCGCATGGCCGACGCGGTGATTGACCGGATCACGGTCCGGAAGGTGGACGGCATCCTTCGCCCGATGCTCCGCGTCCAGCCGACCGGCACCGAATCGGGCTTCGTCCCGCGGAAGCGGCTCCGGAAGGAGTGGATCTCCACGGAGCACGCCCGGTTGTGCCTGCCCAACGTCACGGGCGAGCGAGACCAGTAACAGGACAAGACGAAGGGCCGGACGGTATCCGCTGGGTGCCGCTCCGGCCCTTCGCCGTTTCCGCCCCGCTCGCGGGAGTGGGGCCACGGGGGGACCGATGGAAGTACGGATCAAGGGAGAGACCGCTCCGGCGCTGGGGGATCTTCGGAACCTGGGCGCCGGGGACACGGTGTGGCTTGAGCCCGGCGTGTGGAATCGGCGGGACTGGGGCCGGTACGTGGACGCGATAGCCCACGCCGTGTGTCGCGGGGCTGACGCTCCTTGGGGGCGCCCGTGATCACGGCAATCGTGGCGGGTGTCGCGGCCTTCAACCTGGGCTTCGTGTACGGCGTGATCCTATTCGGGGGCCGCCGTGGCTAACCCGAGCAAAGCGAAGGGGACCGCCTGGGAGTCCGCCGTTCGCGACTACATGAACAAGGCCCTGGGGCTCGTGGACAAGTCCGGCCGCTTCGTTGACATCTTCTCCGCGCTCAACGTGCGCCGGGCCGCCCAGGAAGGCGCGAAGGACGTGGGCGACGTGCACGCCGTGCCCTTCGTGCTGGAGTGCAAGGACGTGCTCCGCCCGGCGGTCCCGGCGTGGCTGAAACAAGCCCACGTCGAAGCCGGCCACGCCGGATACCCGTACGGAGTCGTGGTCCACAAGGTCCGCCGGGCTGCCGTCGCCCGGGGCAGGGTCCACTTCGGCGTGCACACATGGACCCGTGCCCGTCTCGCCCTGGGCCTGACCACGGCGCAGATGCGCGAGCGGTACGCCTTCGCCCCGGCGGTGCGCGGTCTCGACTCCGCCCGGTGGTACCTGACCACCGACATGGAGCGCTTCACCCAGCTCGTGGCAGACCTCCGCGCGGCCCCGTAGGGCAGGCAATCCACGCCCTAGAAGCCGAGAGAAGGAGGTACGCACACATGCTTTTCTCTCAGGTTCTCTCGCGCTTCTCCCAGGTCACCGAAGAGGCGGACGGGGGCTATCTCGCCCTGTGCCCGGCGCACGGCGACTCCCGCCCGTCTCTTCGGATCTGGCGTGGGGATGACCACAAGGTCCGGATCACGTGCCGGGCCGGCTGCCAGACCGAAGAGGTGATCGGGGCCGTGGGGCTCCGCTGGGTGGACCTGTTCGACGCGGGCGGGGAGGGTCTGACGGTCTCCTCCGCGCGGCCCCAGCTCGTGGGCCCGGAGCACACGGCAGCGCTCGCCCAGTACGTGGACGAGTCCGCCTTCCTACTCCAGAAGCGGGACGACGAAGCCGCCGCTCGTGCCGCCCAGTACGCCGCGGGCCGCTTCGGCATCGACCTTGCCGGCGCCCAGGAGCACGGGCTTGGAGTGGACAACGGGGAGTTCATCACCGGCTTCCCCTACCGCTCCCGCTCCTTCCTGGCCTTCCCGCGGCTTACCGTCCCGCTGAGGGACTTCACCGGCGTGGCCCGCGGGCTTCAGGGCCGGGATCTCACCGGGCAGTGCCCGGGGCGGTGGCTGAGCCTGATGAACCCGGAGGGCGCACGGTGGGCCGCTTACGGAGTCTTCCGGGGCGGTGGCGGGTACGGGGTCACGATCGTGACGGAGGGCCCCGGCGACGCGCTCACCGCCGTGGCCGTGGGCTATGACGCGGTGGCCGTTCGGGGCGCGAGTCTGGCAGGGAACCCGGACTTGATCCGGGAGCTTGCCGAAGGGCTTCGGGGCTCTCAGGTCATCGTTGCCGGTGATCACGACCCGGCCGGGTTGGGCTTCACCCAGCGTCTGGCGGAGGGCCTTGCCGCCCATGACGTGGACGTGTTCGCACTCGACATCCCCACGGCCGGGCACGACCTGACCCGGTGGCGTGAGGACGATCCGTCCGCCTTCCCCACGGCCCTTCACCGGGCGGTCAAGGCGGCCCGTCCCATCCGTCCCGCCGGCAGCGCGCTCGTGGACGGAGAAACCGGGGCGCTCGTCCCCGATGCCGACGAAGGCGCCCGTGCCGTCCAGCTCATGAAGGACTTCGCGGAGCGCTACGGCTCGTCCGACGTGCTCAACGCTCACGCGCTCGTGGCCTTCACTCGGGGCACGATCAAGCACGCGCCCGGCCTGGGCTTCTACATGTGGACCGGGAAGGTCTGGGAGCGCAGCGACACCCGCGTCCGTCAGGCCATCCACTACATGGGGGCCGCCCTCACCGTGGCAGCCGCTGAGCTGAGCGCCCAGCACACGGAGGCGGGCGGAGACCCGAAGGAAGACCCCGGTGCCCAGCTCAAGAAGGTGGCACTCGGCTTCACCCTGACGCGGCACATCGACTCCCTGATACGGGAGCTTCGGGCCGTGCCGTCCGTCCACGTGGACGCCTCCGACTTCGACGCGCACCCGCACCTGTTGAGCTTCGCCAACGGGACCGTGGACCTTCGGACCGGAGAGCTGAAGCCACACGACAAGCGCGACATGCTTACGTACGGGCTGGACATCGACTATCGGCCCGAAGCCGAGTGCCCGCGGTGGCTGTCCTTCCTTCTTGAGGTCTTCCCGGACAGCCCGGAGCTTGCCGACTACTTCCGCCGGCTCGTGGGCTACGGCATTACCGGGTCGGTTCAAGAACAGTGCTTCGTGGTGCTCTGGGGCAAGGGCGCAAACGGTAAGTCGGTGGCCACGGACACGCTGACCAACGTCTTCCGTTCGATCACGAAGACCACCGCCTTCGCCACCTTTGAGGAGAAACCCAACGGTGGAATCCCCAACGATATTGCCGCGTTGAGGGGCAGCCGGCTCGTCATGGCGAGCGAAGGCGAGAGCGGCAAGCCCATGTCGGAAGCGATCCTCAAGCGCGCATCCGGCAAGGACATGATGACCGCGCGGTTCATGCGACAAGAGTTCTTTGAGTTCAAGCCCAGCTTCCTTATCGTCCTTTCCACGAACCACAAGCCCCGCTTCCGCGGTCAGGACGAAGGGCTTTGGCGCCGTGTCCGCATGATTCCGTTCACACGTTGGTTCGCCCCGCACGAGCGTGATCCCTACCTTGACCAAAAGCTCACCGCGGAGGCGGAGGGTATTGCCGCCTGGGCCGTGAAGGGCGCCATGGAGTGGTACGCCTCTGGGCTTCAGGACCCGCCGGTCATCGCGGAGGCCACGAAGGAGTACCGCGAGACGAGCGACGCGTTGGCCGGGTTCTTCCCCGGCGTGCTCGAGCCGTGCGACGACGGACAGCAGATGTCCGGCGGGGACGCCTTCACGGCGTACCTCGATTGGTGCGAAGCGGAAAACCTCCCGCTCAAGGAGCGCTGGACCCGCCGCGCGTTCTTCGGGGCCATGGAGGAGCGCGGGGTTGTCCGCAAGAAGACCAACCGGGGCGTGGCGCTCGTAGGCGTCCGCCCGGCCGGCGAAGGCCCGGCACCGACCGGCCCCGGCATCTTCGCGGCCTGAGATCACGAACACAGGGGGCGGGCTCGTCATGCCCATTTTGGAGTTGTGCGCCGGGTACGGGGGCCTGGGCATGGCGGCAGAAGCGCTGACCGGAGAACGCATCCGTTATGTGGCGGAGAGCGACCCGCACGCTTCCCGAATACTTGCCGCCCGCTATCCGGATGCCCCGAATCTCGGGGACATCACGTCCGTTGACTGGGAGGCACTGCAAGGAGAAATCGACATCGTTACGGCCGGATTCCCCTGTCAGGGGATATCCAACGCCGGACTACGAAGGGGCCTAGCTGATGAACGTTCAGCCGTATGGTTCCACGCCCTCACAGCCATTCGCACACTACGACCACGATTCGTCTTTCTGGAAAACGTCGCTGCAATCCGAAGACGCGGACTCCCGGAAGTTCTCGGGGGATTGGCCGCGATCGGGTATGACGCGAAATGGTGCAGCTTTCGCGCTTCCGAAATCGGAGCACCCCACCACAGGGACAGATGGTTTTGCCTCGCCGTTCCTGAAGGGTCCGGAGCACGAGAAGAAGTGGCCTTCGACGCCCAGGGGGGAGGTGAACACCGGGACGCCGGAGCTGCCGGCGGTGCTCGTGCTCTTCCCTACTCCGACAGCCTCAGACGGAGCCGGGGGGCCGGGAGGGTCGAAGAGCACCCAGGGCGGCCCGAACTTGAGGACGCTCGCTACTCGCCTGCCGCATGGTGGGGGGACTACCTCCCTGCCGTCCGCCGATGGGAAGACCTGACCGGACGCCCGTCCCCAGCTCCCACGGAGCGCGGACCGCGCGGAGGCATCCGTCTCACCCCGGCATGGACTGAGTGGCTGATGGGCCTACCCGCCGGGTGGGTCACCGACGTGCCCGGCCTGGGCCGCAAGGAACAGCTCCGCGCCATCGGCAACGGGGTGATCCCGGCCCAGGCGTTCGCGGCCTTCCACCACCTTCTTCAGCACTGACAACCGCACACCACGAAGAGCCTGCCCGGCATCCCTGGGCGGGCTCTTCGTCGTATCTGGGGGAAACCGACCGTGGAGACCTACCGCCACGATGTCGCCGGCGACCCGGTGACCGTTCACGTACCACAGACCCGCGCAGACCTTGACGCCTTCCGGGCGTGGCTCACCGAAGCCGAACGCCGGGGCCCGATCGCACTCGACACGGAGACGACCGGGCTGGACGTCTACAGCCCCGGCTACCGACTCCGCACGGTCCAGTTCGGGGACGCCTTCACCGCCTGGGTCATCCCCTGGGAGCGCGGGCCCGCCTTTCAGTCCGCCGCTCGCGCTGCCCTCCGCCGCGTGCCCCGCTTCCTGATCCACAACGCCCCTTTCGACTGGGCCGTACTGGACGCACACGCCGGGGTGCCGCTCGAATCGCTCGCCCCGCGCACGACGGACACCCGGCTCAAGGCCGGGCTTCTGGACCCGCGGCAGCCCCAGGAAGGCGGCATTGGCACCGGCCTCAAGCCCCTGTCCGCGTACTGGGTGGACCCCTCCGCCCCGGACACTCAGGGCGACTTGACCCAGGTGTTCCGGAGCCTGGGCCTGACGAAGGCCACCGGCTGGGCTGCTATCCCGCTCAGCAATGCGATCTTCGCCCTGTACGCCGGGCTGGACGTGATCTACACGGCCCGGCTGGACCCGGTGCTCACACGGGAGTTGGACCGCCTGGGTGTGCGGCCCACGCTCGTCCAGTATGAGCACGAGCTTGCCCGCATCTGCACCACTATGCAGCGCGCGGGCATGGTCCTTGATCAGGACTACGTGCGTGAGCTGAGCGCGTCCCTGACCGACGAAGAGCACCACTTCGCGGACGTGGCCCGCCGGTACGGAGTCGAAAACGTCAACGCCCCGCGGCAGATAGCCGAAGCCCTCACCGGCATGGGTGAGCACCTGGGCGAGCGCACCGCATCCGGCGCGGTGAAGGTGGACAAGGCCGTTCTCTCCGCGCTCGCGGACCTGTCCCTTCAGGGCGAGCGTCTTCACCTCCGTACGCCCAACCCGCTCGCGGAAGCAGTGATCCGGAGCAAGCGCGCTGGGAAGTGGCGGAGTGCCTACGCGGACACCTTCCTTGAGGTCATGGACGCCCAGGGCCGCGTTCACCCGTTCATCAACTCCATGCAGGCCCGGACCGGCCGCATGAGCGTGACCCGGCCGGCGCTTCAGACCCTGCCCAGCTCAGACCAGATGATCCGCCGGGCCCTACTCGCGGACCCCGGACACGTGATGATCTCCGTGGACTTCTCCGCGATTGAGATGCGGGTCCTTGCCGGTCTCGCCGGAGTCGCGCGCATGAAGGAGGGCTTCCTCCGCGGGGAAGACATCCACTGGTTCACGGCCCGGCTCGTCAAGGGCGACGGCGCCACGGAGAAGGACCGCAAGGTCTTCAAGGGGGCCGGGTTCTCGAAGGTCTACGGCGGAGGCGTCCGCACGGCAGCCCGGCAGACCGGTGCGAGCGAAGAGGCCATGCGCCGGGCCTTCGCGGAGTATGACCGGTTGTACCCGGAGATCAAGCGTGCGTCCGCCCGGTGGCAGCGGGAAGCCTTCGAGTCCGGCATGGTCACCGTGTCCGCAACCGGTCGCCGGCTCCCGCTGGACCGGGACCGCACATACGCGGTGGTCAACTACCAGTGCCAGAGCGCCGCGCGGGACTGCCTGGGGCAAGCCCTTCTGAACATCGAGGACGCCGGGCTTCTCGACATGCTCAAGCTCCCGATCCATGACGAAGCGCTCTTGTCGGCCCCGCGCGAAGAGGCCCAGGACGTGGCCCGCGCCGTAGAGAAGGCAATGACCTTCGACCTGTTCGGGGTGCCCATCGTGGCCGAAGCCGAGATCGGCGGACGGTCCTGGGGCAGCCTGTACGGCGCGGACTACTGACCCACCCCGAAGCCCCGTCTCCCCGGACTCACCGGCGGCAGGCGGGGCTTCGTCATTTCCGCGTTTCCCGCAACCGAATTTCAGGACCACAAGGTCACGGACTCATCAACTCCGGTTTCTCTCTCCTACTCACGACCGAACTCGGGTCACGGCACGTGCGGACTCCACAACTGTGCGTATTGGCGGCGGATCTAACCCAGTGAAATCGCCGGTGATCCCGCACCGTTCGCCGGCTCCAAAACCGACGTACGGCCCTGATCAAGCCCCGCGTCAAGCACCCCCGGCAGGGGGCTTGATTCGCCGTGCCCTTTTACCGACAGCCATGGGCTTCGTGCACCCATAAACAGGCATAAGCGCAGGTCAGACGCGCTGCACGACGGTTCGGCCCTCTCCGGGCAATCGGCTCACCAGACCACGGGTGAGCCAAGCCAAGGAGAGCCCACCCGTGTCCAGCACGCTTGCACTTTCGACCGTCCGCGCTGCCCAGAACAAGGACCTTGAAGCGACCACGGCGGTTATCGAAGCAACCGAATCCCGAATAGCCGTTCTCGCCCGTAAGGCGGCCCGGCGAATGGCGGAGAGCGGCCCCCGCCACGATGACTACTTTGATGAGTTCACCCAGCAAGGACGTATTGCCGTCTGGGAAGCGCTCGCCCGTTTTGATGAGACCGTGAACCCGGACTTCCTGGGCTTCGCGTACACGACCGTGGAGACCATGCTCCTGGGCGCCACCCGCGCGGAGCGGAACCAGGGCGTAGACGACTCCGCTGCAAAAACGTTCCTGTCGATGCTGGACCGCGCGGGCGGTGACCCGTTCCTTGCGGAGAAGCTGTGCCAGACCGTCCCGCCCGCCGGTCGCCGGCTGAGCGCGGACCGGGCTCACGCTGCCCGTCTCGCCTATCAGGGGGCTGACTCGCTGGACGCTCCGGCGCCGGGCTCCACGGAAGACGAGCCGTGGGAGCCGGGCACGTCCACGTACGGCGTGCCGGAAGACCTGATCACCCCGGACGACGTGGCCCGTGAAGAGGCCCGGGTCAAGAAGGCACTCGTGCATGGCGTGCTGGACGTGATGGGTGAAGGGCAGGCGCACGTACTCCGCGGAACCTTCGGCATTGAGCCCGTCCCCTTCTACGGCAACGGCGCGGACGAAGAGCTTGCCGCGGACATGGGCACCACGGCGAAGGCTGTGCGCGAAGCCCGGTCCAAGGGACTCAAGGCGTTCGGGAAGCGCTGGATCAAGGCCACCGCCCAGACCCCGGAAGAGGCGGACGAGCTGACTGCCGCCATGACCGCCCGGCTGACCCGCAAGGGCGCGGCGTGCCCGGCCTGACCGGACGCTCCCCCTTCGACCTGCACCACCGATCCCAGGAAGAGGACCGCATGACCATGCAGACCGTTCGCGAGACGAAGGCCACCCTGAACGCCGAAGCCGGCCGGGTGCTGGTCTGGCACAACGACAAGGAAGCCCGCTTCGTCTCCGTCGCCGTGCCGGGCGACCGGGCCAAGCTCAGCCCGGCCCAGGCCCGGGAGCTGGGTCTCTGGCTCGTGGAAGCGAGCGAGCGCGTCACCGCGCCGGAGAGCCCGCTCCGCACCGCCACGGCCCCGGCTCCCCGCCGGCCGGGCTTCACGTCGTACACCCCTCCGTCCCGCTGGTGACCAGTGAAGATCCAGCCGCGTGGCCGGAACACATACAACCGTTCGGTCGTTTGACAGGTCAGTGACGCTGAGCGACGGAACGGTAAGCCCCGCTTCGGCGGGGCTTTCTTTTTGCCCCTATTTGCGGTAGAGCGACACCGCTAATGATCTTGTGGCATAACACAGGGGCATATGTCGTTAGCTCCCTGTAGGGTCGAATGGCTGTGCGATTCAGTGCAGCGGAACCATCAGGGGGTTGGTTTTCGCATGTCCTACGTAGAAGGAGTCCCGTCCGTACGATTCGTCACCGAAGGCCCCAGGTGTGCCGGGCCTGACCGATGGGTGTGGGAACCCATGGGTGAGGTCCCAGACATGCCGGACTACATCCACAGCGCGGACGAGCTGGGGCGAGCGCTGTACGTGTACGCGGCTACCGTGGCCCGCGTACTTCACGAGTCCAAGGAACCCTGCCGGTTCCGGCTCGTGGCCTACTGCCTGAAGCACGGACACCCGTTGGGCATCCATGAATGGACGGTCTCCGCGGAGACGGGCCGGCTCGTCCCAGCCGGTGAGCCCTGGGTTGTCTACGACGAAGAGGAGGAGCGCGCCGCCGCGTAGTGGTTGCTGTGCTAACGGAGGAGGCACAGCTCCGCCGGGGCTCCCGCTCCCGCCCGTTTGGTACGCCGAAGCCCCGTTACCCGTAGGAGGGTGACGGGGCTTTTTGCGTTCACGCGGCAGGGCGGAAGAAGCTGTGTGGAGCGGGAGTTACCCGTCTCGCGCGGTCCTTGCGCGGGCATACGCTGGGTGTGAGGGGATGGTGACGCATGACCACCGAAGAGAGTCAGAACGTCAAGAAGCTCCGCCGCTCGAAGGGCTGGAGTCAAGAAGAGCTTGCCCACGAATCCGCCTTGAGCGTTGCGACGGTCCGCAAGGTTGAGCAAGGCGGCCACGTCCGCGTTGAGACCCTTCACGTGCTCGCCCGTGCTCTGGGTGTCCACACGTCCAAGCTCTTCATTACGGAGAGTCCCGCACCGGTTGTAGGGGACGAGTCCAGCCGGCAGCACCTAGCCGAACTCCGGAAGGCGCTCATGCCGCCGGTGGGCTTGGCAGCCACGCTCAACGAGCTGGGGCCGGGTGACGAGCTTGCCAACCTGGAACGATCCATCGGTGACGGGCACGCGCTGTACCACGCTGACAGGTACGGGTCCGTGGCCAAGATCCTTCCGGGACTCCTTCGGCGGGCCGAAGCCACGGTTGCCGCCGCGGAAGGTGACGATCAACAGCAAGCCATGATTGTTCGCGGCCAAGCGCTCTTGCTCGCCGGCAAGTACCTCGTTCAGGTGCGTCAATACGATCTTGCTTACTACGCGCTAGCGGAAGGCATCCGGCTTGCCCGGGAGACCGGCCAGACCCTGAGCGCAGCAACGGGCGTGGTCGGCATGTGCTGGCTCTTGCTCAGGCAAGACCGTTTTGACGAGAGCGAACGCTTGGCCACGCTCACAGCCTCCGACATGGAGCCGGTGATCTCGAAGGCGTCGCCGGGTCAGCTTGCGGTCTGGGGGGAGCTGTCTCTCCGCGTCGCCTCCGCTGCCGTTCGGAACAACCGGCCCGACGAAGCGACCGAAGCCCGCCGCATGGCCAGTACCGCAGCTAGTGCCCTCAATACGGAGCACGTGGACTACCGCACGCACTGGACGACGTTCGGGCCCGTGACCGCTGAGCTGAAGGCAGTAGAAGACCTGTCGATCATGGGGGATGCCCGCGGGGTTCTCCGTCGCGCCGATGACGGACTTCTCAGTCAGAAGTCAGTGCGGAACTTCGGGAAGCCCAGCTCCAACAACTGGGACCGCCACCGGCTGGACGTGGCGAAGGCCCACGTGGGTGTGGGCTCCTATCAGGACGCCATGGATGAACTCACCGGTCTCAAGTCCACGTCCGGCGAGTGGCTCAAGCATCAGGCCATGGCCCGATACATCATGAGCGACATCCTGAAGAAGCGCCCCAGGACCCTCACTCAAGAGATGCGGGACATGGCGTCTCACCTGGGCGTCACAGAGTAA